TCGCGGTCCGGGGCTCTCGCCTTTCCCCCAGACCCGGAGACACAGTGATGGACGTTCTCGCCACCCTGCACGCCGACTTCGCCCAAGCCAAGCGCGAGGCCGCCGCCGCCCTGGCCAAGCTCGAGGACACCTGGAAGCAGCTGCTCGAGCACCTCGGCGCCGACACCGCGCCGGTGGTGGCCCAGGCCGAGACCGACGCGGCCGCGGTGGCGGAGACCGTGAAGACCGACGCCGAGCAGCTGGCGGCGGCCGGCGCGGGCGCGGTCGAGTCCGCGGTCACCGAGACCGTCGCGCCGACCGCCCAGGCCTGAACCGTGCGGCAGGAATTCGCGGGCCGCGTCGTCATCACCTGGCCCGCCGCTGGCCCCGGGCAGACGTACCTCTCGGCCCCGGGCGTCACCGTCCACGACGCCGAGACGGGCACGCTCATCCCCTGCACGCGCCTACTCATCAACCGGATCGAGCCCACGTCGGGACCGATCACGGCCGACGTGTGGGTCAACGGCGAACGGGTGCCCTACCTCGTCGCGGAGATGCGCACCGCCGACGGGTTCGATCCGTCGAAGAGCATCAACGAGCAGCGCGTCGCACGCGGCCTGCCCCCGCTCGAGATGCCCGAGGCAGCCCGGCCGCTGTGGCGCACCGAGTCCGGCGTCACCTTCGAGCCGCCGAAGTAGCGGCCCATAGACCGGCCGCCCCGTGACGCCCACCACGGGGCGGCCGCACCAGCTCCCCGCCCCGTCGGGCTTACACCACACTCGGCCGCCGTCCACTTGCGGTTGCTGCCGGGGTTCGAACCCGGACCGTCTGGCACTTACGGGGCGCGTACCCACCCGTAGCGGCGTCCCACCGCGGGCTTTCCAGACGTGCTGCCAATACCAGCCTACGGCGAGGAGATGACCGGTGCTGCTGCCCTACGCCACCGTCAAACCCCACGACCCAGCCGACTGCCGCGACTGCACCCGCACAGCACCCGGACACCAGGTCTGCATGAACCCGACCTGCCCAGGCCGGTCCGAGAACGACGGGGCCGGTCGCGTCGCCGTGTTCCAGGTGCGGCGCCACGCCACCGACGACGAATACGCAGCCCTCCCGCTCGCGCACATCCCCGTCGACGGCATCGCCCACAAAGCCGCGTTCGCGTGCGACGACTGCGCCGAGCTCGCCGAACCGTTCTGCGAACACCCGCCCCCGAGCTCGCCGCCGTGCCCCGTGTGCCAAGCCGACGGCGAGGCGCCCTGTCTCAAGCAGGACCGGCGCACGCCCCGGTGGGCGTGGCACTCTACCCGGCAACACCCACAGCTCGAACGGTGCGACCACGCACACCGCCCCGACTGCGGGATCTTCACCGGCTGCGCGTGCACCGGCGACGACGAACCGCCTGCCCGGCCGGCGCACCCCGCGACCCTGATCAACGACGGCAACGGCCCCGATGTCTCCCGTCTGCTGTTCGACCCCGCATACGCCCAGCTCCTGCTCCAACAGCAGGGCGTGCACTGGTGGCAGGTCCGCCGCGCCGACTCCCGCCTCACCCAAGACAACAAGCCCTGTCTCTGGGCTGAGGTCGCGCAGGTCGACGAGCGGGGCCACATCCAGTTCGACGAGCACGGCCACGAGATCCTCAGCGAGGTCGTCATCGTGATCGAGGTCCCGCAGAACTGAGGGGGCGCGGTGGATCAGGGTTACTCGAACCGAGACGGCGCCGGCCGGTTCGCCCGCGGCCTGGAGTCCGCCGAACGAGACGCCAAGGCATGCTGGCTCAAGGGCCGCGGCCACACCTACGAAGAGATCAGCGACCTACTCGGCTACGGCGGCAAACAGAACGCCTACCGGGCCATCAAGGGCGCACTGGCCGCGCTACCCGCCACCGGCGCTGAGGAACTGCGGCAGATCCAGCTCGACCAGCTGGACTACATGACCCGCCGCGTGATCGAGGTGCTGGAGAACAAACACCTCACGATCACCCAGGCCGGGAAGATCGTGCACTACCAGAACGAGCCCGTCTTCGACGACGCTCCCACTCTCCAGGCGCTCGACCGGTTCCTGCGCATCCAGGAGCGCACAGCGAAGCTGATGGGCCTCGACACGCCTCCGCGTCGCGAGGGGTGGACCGTTGGGGACATCGACGCTGAGCTCGCCCGGCTCCTCGCCGAGGACGTCGACGACGAGGGCGCAGAAGATAGCGAAGCTGAGGCAGCTTCGTGAGCTGAAGGTCCAAGAGCAGGACCGCACCCGGCGTCGGGCCCGCAAGCAGTACCCGACACCGGGCGCACTGGCCAAGTCCCTGTACCAGGGCACCGTTCAGACCCCTGCGCTCGACCTGCTCGACAGTGCGCTCGTCGACTCCTACGAGGGCGTCGCGCCACAGCTGATGTGGTTCATGCCCCCACAGGAGGGCAAGTCCCAGCGCGTCAGCCGCTGGTTCCCCCTGTGGCTGCTACTCCAAGATCCCGACCTGCGGATCGGTATCGCGTCATACTCGGACACGATCGCCCGCCGGTGGGGCCGCGCGATCCGCAACGACATCCAGAGCAACCCGCACCTCGGGCTCACGATCCGCCGCGACACCTCGGCCGCGCACGAATGGCAGCTCGACGGGCACGAAGGCGGCGTCGTCACCGTCGGCATCGACGGCTCGCTCACCGGCCGCCCGCTCGACGTGCTGATCATCGACGACCCGCTCAAGGGGCAGAAGGAAGCCGACTCCGAGGCCTACCGGGAGGCCTGCAAGGAGTTCTGGCGCACCACCGCGTCCATGCGGCTCGCCGAGGGCGCGCCGGTCATCCTGGTGATGACCCGCTGGCACGAGGACGACCTCGCCGGGTGGCTGATGGCCGAGGACGCCGACCAGTGGCGCGTCATCAACGTCCCAGCCTTCGCGGACCACGACCCGGCGAAGGGCGAGAGCGATCCGCTCGGCCGCGAACCTGGTCAGTGGCTCGAGTCCGCGCGCGGCCGCTCGATCAAGGGCTGGCTCAAGCGCAAGAAAGACGCCGGCAGCCGAGGGTTCGCCGCGCTGCTCCAAGGCCGGCCCGCCCCGGCCGAGGGCGGCATCCTCAAGCGCGCCTGGTGGCAGTACTCACCGCTCCAGCGCGCGATCCAGCGCGCGGACGGCTCCTGGTGGGCGATCGGCGCTACCCAGGTCATCCAGTCCTGGGACATGGCGTTCAAAGACGCCGACAGCAACGACTGGGTGGTCGGCCAGGTCTGGGCGCGCAAAGGCTCGAAAGCGTGGCTGCTCGACCAGGTCAGGGATCACCTGGACCTGCCGGCCACCTGCGACGCGGTCAAGGCCCTGTCGGCGAAGTGGCCGCAAGCCCGGCTCAAGCTCATCGAGGACAAGGCGAACGGGCCCGGCGTCATCCAGAGCTTGCGTGGGGTCGTGGGCGGGATCGTCGCGGTCACCCCGAAGGACTCGAAGGAAGGCCGCGCGAGCGCCGTCAGCCCCTTTATCGAGGCCGGGGACGTCGAGCTGCCCGCCCCCGCGCACGCCCCGTGGGTGGCCGACTTCGTCAACGAGTGCGCCGGGTTCCCCAACGCGACCCACGACGACCAGGTGGACGCGTGCACCCAGGCCCTCGCGAGGTTCTTCCTCGAGCAGTCCGACGCCGGCGACTTCATGAACGAACTGACGGCGGAACGGGGGACCGGTGGTGATGAGCAGCTGCTCGACAGGTTCCCGTTCAACCGGGGGTGAGCGGTGAGCAAGCGCAACCGTCAGCGTCCGCGCCCGGCCGGCAACGGCAGCTCGGTGCGGCGCAGCACCCCGGCCGAGATCGCGTCGACCGAGGTCGAGAAGGCCGTCCCGCCGGCGCTCGCCGCCCGCACCGGCCGCAGCAATCAGCCTGTAATGGTCCCGCTGGTCGACGCCATCAACGTGCTCGTCAACTCGGCGATCGGCGTGGGCTCGAACGTGCCGCTACCGGTCGACCCGACGCAGCGCGACCCGTTCGGCCCCGGCAACCCGCTACCCGTCGCACCGATCGACCGGCCCCGCCCGGACACCGGGCGGCCCGAGCCGCGCGTGTCCGAGTACCAGGTCAACTCCAACGTCCAGTTGGTCAGCGACCGGCCGTTGGACTGGAAGCTGCTCAAGAAGGCGGCCCGCGAGGTCGGCTTGATCGCCGAGTGCATCCACAAGCGCAAGGGCCACCTGAAGTCTCTGCGGTGTGGGGCTGTCGTCTCCGACGACACCGTGGAAGAGCAGCTCCAGGCTCAGGCGGTGCCCAAGCAGCAGCAGCGGGCCGCGAAAGAGGACGTCGAAGCGCAGCTGCGCGCGAAGCTCCAGCCGGAGATCGCGCGGCTGAACGCCTGGTGGCGCAAGCCCTGGTCGGGCAACCAGCTCTCACTCAAGCAATGGGTGTCGCTGCTGATCGAGGAGTGGCTGACGCTCGACGCGGTGGTCATCTATCCGGAGATGACCTACGGCGGCGACGTCCTCAACTTCTGGATCATCGACGGGTCCACGATCAAACCGTTGCGGGACGTGCGCGGCAAGCTGCCCGATCCGCCCTACCCGGCGTTCCAGCAGATCCTCTATGGCTTCCCGCGTGGGGAGTTCACCGCGACGACGGTCCAGACCGAGGACGGCGCCACCGTCATCCCCGGCGCGTACAAGGCGGATCAGCTGTACTACTTCCGCGAGACGGTGCGCACCGACACCCCGTATGGGCAGTCCGCGGTCGAGCGGGCGCTGATCGCCGCCCGGATCTGGCTCAACCGGCAGGGCTGGCTCATCAGCGAGTACGACGACGGCACCGGGCCGCTCACATGGCTGGTGCCGCCGGAGAACGCCGCCGAAGCGCTCGGCGAGGCCTTCACCCCGCAGAAGCGGCGCGAGTGGCAGCGCGCGTACAACGACGAGAACGCCGGCAACACCAGGGCCCGCCACGGCACCCAGCTCACGCCCCCCGGGTTCAAGCCGGTGCCGATGCCGCAGGTCGACCAGATGTACAAGCCGGATTACGACATGTTCCTGATCCGGATCCTGGCCTCGCATCTCGGCGTGACCATGCCCGAGCTCAACTTCACCGAGCCCGGCGGCTTGGGGTCGACCGGTTACCACGAGGGCCAGGAGGACGTGCAGGAGCGCGTCGGCACCCAGCCCGCGATCGACTTCGTACAGACGATCATCACGGACCTGGCGCGCACCTACCAGGGCGCGCCGCCCGAGCTCGAGTTCCGCATCTTCGGGCTCGACTCCGACGACGAAGCGGCCGCGGACGAGGTCATCGACACCAAGTACAAGTCCGGCCGGATGACGCTCAACGAAACGCGGGACGAGCAGGGCCGGCCCCGGTTCGACTTCGCCGAAGCCGACATGCCGATGATCATCACGACGCGTGGGGTCATCTTCCTCGAGGGATCGAGCGAGGCCGCGCCACCCGGCGAGATGGTCTCACCGGCGCAGGCGCCCCCGAACGCCAACGAGCCGCCGGAGGGCGAGTTCGAACCAGGCAGCGGTGACGAACCGGCCAAGCCCGCACCGAAGCCGGCGCCGGGCGACCAGCGCGCGGCCAAGAGCGCGGAGCTCGAGGCGTACCGCAACTTCATGCGCCGCGGCCGCGGCACGAAGGGCAAAACCTTCGAGCTGCGCTCGCTCACCCACGCTGAGGCGGTCGCGAACGGGATCGACCTGAACCGGGTCACGTTCAAGGCCGCGGGGAGTGACGGCGACCCAAAAGACCAGGCCCCCGAGGGGGCTGACTCCGCGAAGGCGTGGCCCGGCTGGCAGCTCGACCTCGACGCGGCCGCCTACTGGGCCCCGCTGATCGCAGCCGCCCTGTCCGGAGCCGTCAGCGCGCACCAGCTGGCCGAAGACTGGCTCGCCCACCACCCCACCACCGGCGCGACCGACCCCGGCCAGCTCGAGGCCGCGGCCGACACATGGATCCAGCGCGAGCGTGACGCACTCACGGCCGCGCTGACCGAGATCCTGAACGGGGTCTACACCGACGGCTACGTGATCGGCGCCACCTCCGCCCGCGCGGTCGTCGACACACTCGAGGCCGGCCAGCCGCTCACCGCCGCGGTCGCCGACGTCGGCGACTGGGCGCCCGGCGCCACCGAGGCCGCGCAGCTGCTCCTCGGCGCCCTGCACGACGGATCCGGGCTGCGAACCCTGCTCAACAACGCCGGGATCACGATCAAGTCGGTCGCGGACACCAAGCTGGGCGAGCTCGGCAAGCTCCTGGCCGACGGCGCCGCCCGCGGCGACAGTGCGGACACCATCGCAGGTGCGATCAAGGACCTGCTCAGCGACCCGTCCCGCGCCCTGATGATCGCCACGACCGAGCTGAGCCGTGCGGTGTCCACCGCGACCGTGCAGGGCTACACCCTGACCGGCCGAACCCGGATCGAGTGGGCGTCCGCCCTGGACGACCGGGTGTGCCCGATCTGCGGCCGCAACGAGGAAGACGGCCCTGTCCGGATCGGCGACCCGTTCCCGTCCGGTGACCTGCATCCGCCGGGCCACCCCTGGTGCCGGTGCGCCGTGCTGCCCGCCCCCGACAGCGAGTCCCGATGAGAGGAGATGCGCGATGAGCGGTGCCGTTACGCAGGCCTACATCGGCGACATCGTGAAGTTCGACAAGACCGACGACGGCGACCTGATCGTCTACGGCAAGGCGGCGGGCCCGGACCTCGACCTGGACGGCGAGCGCTGCGACCCGAACTGGCTGCGCCGCGAGGTGCCGGCCTGGTTCGAGTGGGGCAACGTCCGCGAGCAGCACTCGCAGATCGCCGCCGGCGTCGGTATCGAGATCGAGAACACCGGCGACGACTGGCACATCAAGGCGAAGGTCACCGACAAGAACACGGCCCACAAGGTCGAGACCGGGACGCTCAAGGGCTGGTCGCTCGGTGCGATCGACACCAAGACGTACAAGGACGCGCGGGGCCAGACGTGGCTGACCGGCGGGAAGATCATCGAGTTCTCGTTGGTCGACCGGCCGTGCAACCCGACCACGACGCTCGCCGTCGCGAAGTCCGCCGGAGACGGTGACTGGTCGCCGGTGTCCTCGGCCGGTGAGGTCATCGCCAGCCTGCGCACGAAGGCGGTCAAGCTCGACCTGCCGCGTGGCGTGGCGGGCAGCCAGAAGACCGCCGAGCCGGAGGATAAGGCGCCGGCCTTTGACCGGGCGCTCGCGCTGTCGATCGCTGCGGCGGTCATGAAGAAGGACCGCGCGGGCGCCCTCAAACTCGCCGAGCCGCCGCTCACCAAGGCGGTCGCGGCGGACGGGCTCCAGGACGAAGAGCCGGACATCGCGACCGGCAAGCAGGTCATCCGGCTCCTGGGTCAGCTCATCGCCGCGGAGGCGGCCGAGCTGAGTGCCGGGTACCTCGACGAGACCTGCGACATCACGCTGCTGACGCAGGCCACCGACTGCATCAAGTGGTGGCTGCACAACGAGCAGGCGGCGAAGGACGAGCCGGAGGCCCCGTACGCCGAGGACGACGACGAGGACCAGACGATCGTCTACGTGGGCCTGTCCGCGCGCGGTGTCGTGTGGAAGTACGTGTCCGCGGCCAAGCGCGACGAGTACGCCACGAGCGGCGTCGCGATGCCCAACGGGGACTTTCCGATCCCTGACGAGGGGCACCTCAAGTCCGCCGTCGGCCACTGGAAGGACTACACGGGCGACAAGGCCGAGGCGAAGTCCCACATCATCAAGCGCGCCAAGGCCCTGGGCCTGACGAACCTGCTGCCCGACGACTGGGACGGCGGCTCCGGCGACGAGGCGAAGGGGAAGGCCGTGGAGCCCACCACCGACAAGGCCGTCGAGGCCGAGACCACCAAGACCACCGCGCTCGACGCGGAGGAAGTACAGAAGATCGCGAAAGCGGCTGCGGTAGAGGCCACGAAGGCCGCACAGGCGGAGATCGAATCTCTGCGCGGCGAACTGGCACAGATCAAGTCGACAGCGATCCCCGGCGGCCCGTTCGTCGTCGCGCCCCCCGTGGGTGTGACCGGCGACGACGCCACCACGAAGGCCGCCGGATACCGGGCGATCGCCAAGCAGGCGAGCGATCCCACGATCCGGGAGGCCTACAACGCGCTGGCCGCTCAGACCGAGCAGGCCGCGCGCCGCTGACGACTACCCCAGAGAGGGGGATCACCATGGCACCACGTGCGAGGGCGTCCGTCCTCGATCTGTTCTTCGACCGGCGCCAGATGGACCGTGCCGAGCAGGCCGAGCGCCTCGAGGCGTTCAAGGCCGCGTGGGCGTCGAGCCTGGCCGCGGTCGACGCGGGCGACAACGAGGTCCGCAAGGTCCAGTTCCAGGACGGCTCCAGCCACTACCGCATGATCAAGGGTGCGGGGCAGAAGCGCCGGATCATGAACTGGCTCACGTCCGACGAGGGCCGGTCGGTGGCGAAGGCCGCCGGGGGTGCGGCGGGCGGCCTGGAGCGCGACCTCGAGGCGCTGCGGGGCATGCTCGACGCGGACCTGCGCAAGGACTGGACGCCGACCAACCCGGTGTCCACGGGCATCGTCCCGTATGACCTTGAGCAGCTGATCAAGACGCTGGTTCCGCGCGACACCCCGATCCGCAACGACCTGATGCGCCAGCGCGGTGAAGGTAACGCGCGCCAGTACTTCCGCATCACCGGCTGGACCAACAGCCGCACAGGTGGTGTGGCGTCGCAGACCCCGTTCTTCAACAGCCAGACCGTGAGCACGACCTTCGGTTCGCTGGGCCTTCGCCGACCCCCGAAGATCAGCTACTCGGGTGACAAGACCACGGTCCCGTACGTCGAGCTCGGCTTCTCCGACTCGGTGGCGTGGATCGCGCAGTACGAGGCGCTGGGTCTGACGGACCTGCGCGCCCTGTCGCACACCGCGAGCATGTGGGCGCACCTGCTCGGTGAGGAGCAGGCGCTGCTCTTCGCGCGCGGCTCGCAGACCGGGTACGAGGGCGCGGTGTCCGCGCCGACCGGTGTGGTCGCGGCCGGATCGAACTCGGGTGGCTCGCTGGCGTCGGCGACGTACTTCTTCAAGGTCTGCGCCGTCGCGGGGTTCGCCGCGACCGGCCTGGGCCAGTCGGTCCCGTCGTCCGAGGTGAACTCGGGCGCGATCACCGGCCCGAACGGGTCGGTGACCATCACCGTCGGCACCGAGCCGACCGGCGCTCTGTACTACGCGCTGTACGCCGGCACGGCGACCGGGACGGAGACGTTCCAGTACACCTTCGTCGGCAACTCGACGAAGTTCACCACCTACGTCACCGGCGGCGCGACCCCGTCCGGGACCGACTCCACTGCGGACACCAATGCGTACGACGGCGCCCTGACGGTCTACGCCGACCCGGCCAAGTCGGGCTACGTGCAGCGGGTCAACGCGCCGTGGAGCACCAGCAACCCGGGTGTCGAGCTCGACACGATGCTCAACACGATGTACGTCAACAACGCCGCCGACCCGGAGCAGCTGTGGATGGACGGCGCGCGGCGCACCGAGCTGAATCAGCTCATGCGCGTCGGCGGCACCGGCTCCGGCACCTTCGGCGCCGCGTCCGGGTTCCGCACCACGGTCCAGGTCGGCGACGACGGGGTCACCATGGGCACCGTCGTGTCCGGGTACCTCAACCCGAACACCGGCCGCGTCGTGGACATCGAGGTCCACCGCTACATGCCCTCCGGGGCGGTGTGGGCGCGCACGATCGCGGTCCCGATCCAGGACGCCAACGTGCCGGCCGCGATGTACGCGGTCGACGTTCAGCCCTACATGGGCGTGGACTGGCCCGACATCCAGATGAGCTACGACATCTCGACCTACCAGGTCGGGACCGTGGCGCACGCGGCTCCCGGCTGGAACGGGATGCTGCTCGGCGTCCAGTAGGACGCCCCTTGTTCCCCACCGGCCGCGTTGCGGATGACGGGTCTGGGCGCGGCCGGTGGGCCCGTCGAACGAAGGGAGGCGCCGTGGGCGCGTTCCAAGGCGGTCAGGTGGCGTGCAGCGCCACCGCGACCCAAGTGCAGATCCCGAAGGGCAGCTACAACCTCGCCCTGGCGGCGATCGGCGCGACCGTGTACATCGGCGGCCCCGGGGTCACCACGGCCACCGGGCTGCCGCTGATCGCCGGGGCTCAGCCGATCGTGTTCCCCGTCGCCGCGGGCAACAGCCCCGGCCTGTGGGCGGTCGGCGCCGCGGGCACGCTCGCGTGGATGGAGGCGGCCTGAGATGCGGGTCACCACCGAATCGCCCATGGTCACCCGTACCCAGGTCGGCGACACCGAGTTCGTGGCCAAGGACGGCATCTTCAACATGCCGGACGAGCACGCCCGGCTCTACCTCAAGGCCACCGGCCAGTCGGCGCTCTCGCTGACCGGGGTTCGGCAGCGGCGGGTCGGCTTCTGGTGCCCGGCCTGCCGGTTCGCGGCCTTCTTCAAGACCTGTTCCAAGTGTGGCGGCGAGTGCCGCCGGGAGGAGAACCCTGATGGCACAAGCGCAGCGCAGGACAAACCGCCCGTCGTCCCCGGCTGGTAGTGCCGTGGTCGACGACCAGGCGCCCGAGGACGAGTTCGACGAGGACCTGTGCGGCTTCGGCTGCCACGCAGGCGGCGTCGCGCCCGGCTCCGTGTCGGTGGGATGCGAGCACGGCACCTACACGGTGACCGAGAAGCACTGGCGCACCACCCCGCCGGCCTCGCAGGCCCCGGAGACGGTCCACGACCGCTCCGTGCACTTCGAGTCGGAGCAGACCCTCTCCCCGGACAGTGGCGCGGTCAAGCACCTGCTCGGAGCGGTCAACGGCCACGACGAGCGGATCCTCAAGCTCGAGGCGCAGCTGCGCGAGCTTCAGGGCGCCGTCCTCAGCCTCACCTCCGGTCCGACCCCGCCGGTCGACGGCGAGTAGCCGATGGCCACCGGCCCGGTCCTCGAGGTCGGGGCGCCCGCCGCGAAGTGGGAGGTGCGCCTGGTGAGCTCGCAACAGCGGTTCTCGGCGCTCTCCACCGAACCGGTCGTCGCGACCGTGAAGGCCTACCAGGCCGGCGCGCCGCT